TCCTCTCTCTTTACCCAAGGTACGTTATGACGAGTACGAGCTTTACAATCTATTTTGTAGGCTTCGTCTAAATCTTTTTCTCTATATAGTATCATTTATTAAATCTTTCATCCCACATTTTCTCTTTCATTGGTCTGTCTTTTTCTTTACCTGCCCAGTGATACTTTAACCATGCTTCTTTTGAAGTTAATTTACCAGAAGCTAAATCATCTAATGGTATAAGACCTTCATTTTTATCAGCATAAAAAATATCATTTTGTAATTCTTCAGGAAGTTTTGAAAAATCTACATCTTTTTCATTTAATAAAATTTGATATTCGTCAGGTATTTTTAAATTATTTTTTTTATGAAACTCTTTATATCTAGTTATTGCAGTTTCATTAGCACCACTGCCTTTTGAATATTTCATTTCATATTGATATTTCCCTCTTCCCGGACCATCATCTACAAACTTACCATCTCTTTTAATTTTTTGAATTGCAGCAGCATTGTTTCTAGATTCTATTTCAGCAACGTCATTTGAATGTTCAACTAATGCATCAGCTACAGCTTGTCCTCTAATTTTTTTAATAGCTTCTAAAACTGAACCACCATTGCTCATGGTTAATCTACCACCATAGTAAGCATTTTTTCTACGTTGTAATGCTCCTAAAAACTTACCTTCTTCACTTAAGCCCACTCTAGTTTTTTCAGGTTGAGCATTAGGACCAGCTTCAATATCATAAGGCATACCTGTCACTTTATTTACTCTTTTCTCTGGTTCTTTAGAAGCGTTAGGAACATCAACCTCACCACCTATTCTATATTTAACTCTGCCAGAAGAAGATTCTTTTTGACCTTCTATAATGTCATTTAATTCATCATCTAATTTTTTTGCTAAATCATTAACTTTTGCTTTAGTGCCTTCTCCTCCTACAAAATCATAAACTTGACTATAAGGTAAATTTCTAGTTAAAGCTTGTCCAAAACCTAGTCTGTATTCAATCATATCAAATACATCTCCAAGGAAAGGTCCACTAAAACCTCTAGCTATTGAAGCAGGTATACCTGAACCACCTTTAGTTTTTGCATCATAAGCTCTCATTCCATAACTCATAGGTCCTGCTAATCCAGTTCTTTCAAAAGCATCTACTAATCTTTCACCGTCAGTTTGATTATTCCATCTTTCACCATTGCTTCTTAAGTAGTTTCCTTGTAAGGCTACAGCTGTCATTAATAATGAAGCACTTAAAGTTTTTATGCCTGATTGAATAGGATAGTTTTTCATTTCATTCACCATTCTTTTAAGAACAATATTAGAAAAAGCAGTAGGATAACTAGCAAATTGAAGTAGTAGTTTACCCCCACCAGATGAAAATAATAATGGTTTATTAGCTGCCCCTATTGAGGGGTTAAGAATAATTTCATTAGTAAATCTTCCTGCAGCAGGTAAGTATTGTTCTTTATAGAATTTAGATTGTTGAGCTTTAGTATTATTAAAAACTAACGTATCTTCATCTAAAGAGCTGCGATACCAGTTCATAGCATCAGCTGGTTCAATTCCTAATTCTTTAAGTTGACCCTCCAAGTATTCTTTTCGATTCATGCCTAAATCTCTTATTCGACCACTTGATAACTTTTTAACACCTATCTCATGCTCGTATAATTTTTTAGCATTTTTCCTAATTAAAGTTTTACCTGTTGTAAATGCAGCACCTTGTACAGCTCTAGTCCATTGAGTTAGTAGTGTTGTTTTAAAGAAAGTATTCTGAACATTTCTAGCAAATTTATTAGTAAGAATATCTCCACTTGCAAGTCTATCAAAACCATCTAAGGCAGATTGTTCTAAAGCTAAGTTAGCTTCATAAAGTTCTTGCCAGTATTCGTCATCTATATCTTTAAATCTTTGTTTACCACCAAAACGACCTATAATAGGAGTATTTTCTGGAATGTATGATAATGCTCCTTTAGTTAATTGGTCAAAGTTTTTTATAGTTTCTTTTGTTAAACCTTTTGCTATTTCTTTGAATACTTTTGGAGTGTCTACTAAGTCTACTCTTGAGAGTAATATTAAAGGTTCTGTTACACTAGATAAAGTAGCTAGTGGTAAATGAGCCATTTGTTGACTTAGACGAACATACTCAGACACGTTTCTTCCAAATGACTCAGCACCTCTTGAATATGTACCTGTCAAATCAGAAGGTCTAGCAATACCAGTTGTAAGAGTATGTAAGTTAACTAATCTTTCTAATGCATTTGTAATTTCTCTTTCACTAGCACCGGCTGCTCGTAATTCTAATTTTATTTTATTTAAAAATTTATTTTCAAAATCACCTAAAGTTTTACCAAATAATTTAGTTCTGGCATAAGTTGAAGAAACATTAGTAATATAATCTCCTAAGACTTCTGTTACATCAGTGCTCATAAAAGGTCTTAGCTCATCTTCAGGAATATTATTAAATATTCTGTGTTGTAAAAAAGATTTTCCAGAGCCAACACTAGGAGTAGTTTTAAGCTGAAAAGGAGTGTATTTTAAATCTAACATGTCCTCAATAATTTTATCTGCTTTTAAACTTTGAGCTTCTTTTATTACACTAGACTCACTTGCATCTTTACCTAAATTTCTTCTGGCTGTGTCCATAAAGTCAATACCAAATATATCCATGTCTTTACCTAATGTATCTGCTGGAATACCTACCTCTTCTTTTCCAGCTGCATTAATATATTTAGTTAAATACTTATCAGAAACTTTATTATCAGGATTAGCATATCCGTATTTTATTATTAACTCTTTAAATTCTGGTCTTAATTTTTCAATAGATGAATGCTCATACATTCTTGGAAAATAGTTTTTAACTTCTCTAGAGGAAGTAAATAATCCAATATCTTCTCCTTCTTTAAATGCATCTTTTAAAAGATTTTTAATACCTACTATTTTTTTACCAGTTTTTTTATCAATACCACCAGTAAATCCAAATCTAACATTGTCTGGAATTTCATAGAGATTATTTTTGTAAGTATAAGTGGTTGCTTTCCCTCCAGTTTGAATTAATTCTAATAAAGCAGCATTATCTTTTGCAGTAATTTTTGGATTAAAAAAACCAACTCTTCCTATGATATTAAGTGCAATATCAAGATTTTTACGATAAGTACCATAATATTTACTGTTTTCTTCATGATAGGTTCGAGGACCAACTTTAGGTTTATTTTTACCTAATAAAGTTCTATCTGAATCATAACGATAAAGTTGTAAAAGGTTTTGTAAAGTCGATGATGCTTTTGCTTTAGTTCTAAATTCTGTGGTTGATTTACCAAAAAATCTACTGATAAAAAAGTCTGCAGTTTCTCCTGCTGTAGCTGATAGACTAGAAAGATTGTAAGAGTTTTCAGTATTGTCTTCTACTATTTTTTGTCGTGAATTTCTTTCTGTAGTTTTTATAATTTTATCTTCATTTAAGTATTTATACTGCTGTTTAAAAAATCTATAACCATCATACATGCCAGTAAGTTTACCAATTCCTCCTCCAGCTACAAGTCCGATACCAGTAGCTAATCCTAGTTCTTTAGCATCTATGTTATTTCTATTTAATAAATCAATGTCAATATCTTGAGTAAAATAATTATGTGCACCATTCCAAGTAGCACCTTCAGCAGCAGTAAAAATAGCAGGTCTTGTTCCGGCTTTAGCAGCTTGTGAAAAAGCATATTTTTTAGCTCCTGCTTTGATAGCTTCTGTGGCTGCTTGTTTAGCAGCTAAAGTAGCTCCTCCAGTCCAAGGAGCAAAAGCTAGAGCTAAAAGAGTAAAAGGGTCGCCTACTGTATCAATAGCTACATCTTTAAACATTTCTAATTTTTCTTTAGCTCCATCTAATTTTGTATTTGCAAATTTAGTTCTTAATCTATTAAAAGCATCTATTTCATCTTTAGTAATGTCATTTGTTTTATAGGCTGTAGTCATAGCTGACCACAAACTATGCTCAGAGTCTCTTAGAGTTTCTGAAATTCTTTCACCTTTTTGGTCTAATACTTTAGCAACAATATCCCAGTCTTTTAAAACTTCTTCATCGTTTTCAAACTCAGCAATACTTTTAAACTCTTGTTTAGCTTGTTTACTTGGAGAAGCGTAAAGACTTGTAAAAGAACTTTTTTCTGGAGTATTAGAAAAGATATTACTCATATCTATTGTTTCTGATTTATTTAAATCAAAGGAGGGAGTTTTGTCTAATTCTTCTTTTTGATTAGAAGTATTAAAGACACTTTTAAAATCTATATCTGTCATTTATATTAAAAAATTTTATTGATTTTAATTATCTATATTTATTATAAATTATATTAAATAATTCCATATCATCTTCACCATTATTAAAATTATTAATATAATTTATATAGTATTTTTCTGCTTCTTCTTTAGAAACAGTGCCTGAAACTAATCTAGTATTTTCAATACCAGCACCATTTTCAATAATTACTCTAGTATTTTCTAAAGCTGAAATAGGTTTTATTAAACTTTTTATTAGATACTTAACTTTTAATTTACTTGTGCCATCGTTCTTTATATCATTTAATAAATCTAATTTACCCTCAATAAAACTTCGATTAGTTGGGTCTGTTGTTTCATTTAATCTAGATTGATAAAAATTTATTTCAGTATTAATTGATTTATCAAAAAAGTCATTCTGAGTTAAACTATTTTTGTCTTGAGCTAATTGCATTTTAGTGTACAAAAAGTCTGTAATACCAAAGCCATCTTTAGGTAGAGGACTTCCTGCAGACAAATCAACTACATTAGCTGGTAAATCAAATACTACTTTACCTTCAGTAGGATTATTAGTATCACTTGGTCTAATGTAAATATTACCGTTTCTTACTAACGCATCTCTAGCTAAAGTATAATAATAATGTTTGTTGCCTTCTTGTCTAGGTCTGCCGGTTTGTTGGTCTATATCTTGAGCTTTTAACTGGTCTGCAATTTTTGGTAAGTAAGATGCCAGAGCAGCTTCCATTGATATGTTTTGAACTTCATAAGAAACTTTACCATCAATTATTCTCTTTTTTCTTATTTCATAATTATCAGTGCTTCGTTCATCTGAAACTTGTGAACTAAATTCATCAAATCCAAAAAATTGTGCAACAGGACCTCTTTGACGAACTTTACCTTTAAAGATATTAAATCCTTCTACTTCAATCCTAGATAAATCATCTTTATCTTCTTGTGATAAAGCACTGACATCTTCACCAATCATTAATTTTATATTACCTAATGTACCTATAACTTCTTGAGTTTGTCTTGCAGCTCTATTTTTATCTGTGTTACTGTCTGCATCTATTACTCTAGTCATTTCTTCAGCAAAAGTTTTACTTTCAGCTTCATAGTTTTTAGTAACTGCTGAAGCAGGAGTTATGTAAGTTTCAACATTACTTTTATTATTTTCGCCTAACATAGGAACTTTAAATAACTCATCCATTCTTTCTTTATAATTTTTAATATCTTCTTTAGCTAAATTTAATAGTCCTTGCAACTTACTTCTTTCACCTGAATTAAAACCTAATTCTTCACCAATGACACCAAAGACTCCTACTCCTTTTTCAGATTCAAAATAGGCATTAGCAGATAGAGCATTTAATAGTTTAGTATTTGCTGCTCTACCTTCGTCAATAGTTTGATTTAGTTCTCCATAATCTCTTATGTTTGACCAGTAATCAGTATACAATTTAGTATAGTTACTAACGACATCATTGTAAGCTTTCACAGTAGCTTCTCTTTTTTCTGGACCTAAAATATTTAAATCTAATGCTGCAAATGCTTTACCTTCGTCAGTGCTAGGCATTACATTTTCAACTACATAATTTTTTACACCTGCATTAAATCCTACAGGATGATTCATAATAGTATTTAATTCTTCATACTTTTTAGCTTGTCTTTCAAGTCTTTTTTCCATATTAAAATTTTTAGCAATAGTTTCAGCTTCTGCTAAATTAATAGCCAACTGTTGCTTTCTTCTTCTTTCTGGTCCAGCAAATAAAAACTCTTCAGTAAAACCTCTAGCAAATAATTCTTTATATTCGTCTCGTCTTCTTTGCCTACGTGTACGTCTTTCTTCTGCTTTTCTTTGGTCTAAGAGATTAGCTCTGCTATCAAATAAACCACTAAAATCTAAATCTTTATTTTCTGCCATAATTATTTCCTATCTAATAAACTTTTTGGTTCTTCCGTATCTTCTTGAGTTGGAGCAAGTAAACTAGGTTCTACTCTTTCTTCTACTTCTTCAACAATTTCACTTGGAATATCTGATTCTTTTACATCCTTTTTACTACTTAACGTAGCAATTTGTTTCATGCTATCCATTTGTAAAAGTTTTTCAGCTAAGTTGTCATCAACCATATCATCTAAATCAGAATCGTCTGTTTCTATTTTATATTCAATATTTGCTTTTTCACCTAAAGCCATTATAAAAAATGCTGTTGATTCAGCAATTAACAAACCTACATCAGGAGTAAATTTACCACTCATAAAACCATTGAATACAAATAGACCTGTTAAATCTGCAACAGATATTCCCGAAGCTAAAGCTTCTAAAACACTTTTAGTTACGTCAGGAGTAGACAGTAAAACGAACATATCATCTTGAGCATCTCTAGGATTAGCAAAATCAGGAGCAGTTTCCCAAGGGTAAGGTTTTTCTGGGTCATTGGTTAATCCTTTCCCCGGAACTTTTTGATAACTAGCTAAATGGTCAGCTATTAATTCTAAATTATCTGCTTCTGTTCTAGGGTCAGCTGTATCATCTAAAGGTATTTTATCCTCAACTTTATTGTTAAAAGGACTAGCAGTATCTAGAAAATCTTCTAAAGTAATATCAGCATCAACCAAGCTTTCTAAAGTTTTAGTAGTTGCTTCACTCAAAGTTGGGGCAACTACTTTTTTTAATTTTTTATTTTCGTTTTCCATAATATTTACGTATATTGTATTGGTGCTACATTAATGCCACTCATTAAAGCTACTTGCGTATTTCTAGCGTAATCTAAAGAGCCATTTCCGTAAGCTAAATTATTCATCATTGTGCCATATATTCCTGATAAGTCAGAACGACTACTTGAACTATATCTATCTACATATTGACCAACATCTACCATCTCTCTAGTGTTACTAGAAAATGAAGTTGCTCGACCACTACCACTACGATATAGTGGGTCTTCTTCTCTATCTCCCATGACAGCATTCATCATTAAACCACCAACAACCATTTTTCCTCCGGCACTGACTGCACTACCTGCCCATTTTCCAATTTTACCCATGACAGTTGTAGGTGCTGCCCCTGCAACAGCAGTAGCAGTAGCACTAGGCATTATAGCTGTACCAACAGAACCTCCACCGAATAAAGCACCACCTGAGAGAGAAGCACCTCCTCCTGCAAAAACTGAAGCACCAGTAGTTCCTGCTAAAGCTGCACCAGCTGTACTAGCAGTAGCACCAAACATTCCCGCAGCTCCTAGTCCGACACCACCAGAACCTAATAGTCCTGCAGTTACTCCTCCAGCTCCAGAAGCTCCAAATAAACCGGCTGTCATCATTTGACCAAACCCACCAGCTCCAGCAAATCCTGTAGTAAAACCACCTCCTAAAGTTGAAAAGAAACTACCTGCAGTTAACCCCCCAGTACCAGCAGCAGCCATAGCAGCAGCCCCAACTCCAGTGGCTATTAGTGCTCCAAGCACAGCTATCCGCACAAACTTGTTCTTTAAAAGTTTTTTACCGAGTTTGACAACTCCCTTAACGACTTTACCAACACCTTTGGCAACTCCCTTAACGACTTTGCCAACACCCTTGGCAACTTTTTTAACAACTTTACCGACACCTTTAACTACTTTTTTAACAGCACCGGTTACTTTCTTAATTGCTTTTTTAATAAACCCGAAAATACACCTCCTATTAAATAAATTTATTAACTGTGTAATCAGTTAAAGTTGAAATTAAAGTTTTCATAATATCAAAATTAGTTTTCATTGCAGCTTTATCAGAATAAGAACCTGATAAAAATTCTGCAGTTAAATTAGCAACTATAGTTTTATCTCTATCTGCAGCATCAAATATATAACTTGCTTGGTCTCTCATGTCTTGCCATAAATTTGCTTGAGCTTGAGCAGTTAAATCAAAATTCATTTTTGCTGCCATTTCAGCTGCACCATTTATAGCTGCAGTATCGGCAGTAGCTATCTGTCTTCTCCATTGAGCATTAGATTGAGCAATAGCTAATTGATTTCTTGCATTAAATTCTACTCTATTATTTTCTATAGCTGCATTAAATTGTTCAATTTGATTTCTAGTACTAGCATTAAATTTTTCTATTTCAGCATTTCTTTGAACTTTTCTTGCTTCTGCAGTATTTAATGAATTAGCATTAAATTGTTTTATTAAATTTAATTGAGTAGCATTAAACTTATCAACATCTGCTGCAAGTCCTGCCATAAACTGATTCATTTGATTCTGACTTGTAGCATTAAATTGTTTAGCAGCATTCTGAGCAGCTTGATTACTTAAAATTGATTGTTGTTGATTTTGAGCAGCTAAAATTGCAGACTGTTGTTTGTTACTTAAATTTGTTAAGTCAGTTTGTAAAAAAGATTTTGCATTATTTATTTTTCTTTCTTGGTCAATAGTTGCTTCAGCAATATTTTGTTGAGACAATAATACTGCATTTTGAATAGTAGCTTGTTGGTCATTACTAGCTTCTGTTAAACTAACTGTTTGAAAGAATTTACTATTAGATAACTCTCTTTGTTGGTCAGCATTAAACTGAGCCATGTTTAAACTAAAAACATTTTCAGCATTTTGTAATGCTGTCTGTTGTCTAAACTGAGCATTTTGTAATGCTATCTGAGCTTCAATTCCTTTTTCTTGAGCTATAGATGATTGAATAGCTCTTGCATTAGATTCAGCAATAGGTAAAGCATTTTGAATAATAGTATTTAGTAATGCATCTCTACCTACAGTAGAAGCTTCTAAACCTCTTTGAGCTAATAATTGGTCAACAGCAGCTACTGCAGGTTTAGCCCAGTTAGGAATTGAACCACTTTCAATACCCTTTAATAAAGAATCCATTTGATTACTTACTAAAGCTTCTTGAGGTAGTCCTTCCACTAAACCTCTTTGTTCATCAGTTAGCTCCATCAATTTAGCTTCAAGAGCTTTAGGGTCATTACCTAGTTGAGAAATAGTTAAGTCATCAACACCTGCTGTTCTTAGTTCTTCTTTTGCTCTGGTGACTCTTCTTAAATCTAAACCTGTAACTTCAGCAGCTTGAGCAACTGCTTCAGGAGACATTTCGGCTACAACTCTTTGTGCTATTGCTCCATCTTTGATATCAACATCAGCTCCTTCGAGAGTAGCTGTTCTCATAATATCAGTATTTTCAACAATAGACTCTGTGCCTACTGTACCTACTTGAGCAGTAGGAGTAACAGCACTAGCTTGAGCAACATCTGTAATAGTTTCTGTTTTAATAGGACTAGGTTGAGCCATAGTTCCTATTGTATCGACAGTTGTTACTTGCTCATCAGGCTGTTGAGTTGCTATATTAGTACCTACTTGTTGAGTTTCACCTGAACTAATTTGACCAGTTCCAGCTGCAACTTGTCCAACTCCACTACCACCAACTTCTTCAATAGTTTTAACATCTGGTCCAGAGACATTAGTGCCTTGACCTGCTGCCTCTTCCTGTAATTTTTGTCTTGTTTTATTTACGTCTTCTGATTTTGCCATTTGTTGTGCCTCTCGATACTGGGGAGTTCCTTTAATTTTAGATTGTGCTTCATTATATTCTGGAGTTCCGGGTACATTTTTAGGGTCTGGTGGTGTATATCCAAAACCGATATTAACTGGTGGTGTATATGTTAATCCAATACCGGGAAGATTTTGTAAATTTTGTAATGGGTCAAAATTTATAAATCCTTCAGATACTCCACCATAAAAAAAATTTTGTCTTGGACCTTCTTTAGAAACTAAGCCACCAGAACGGTAGTCTTGACGAATTGAGCTTATTCCAGCTCTTAAACCTTTTCTCTTTTTCATATATTCTACCTGATTTCAAAGAGTCTGTCAAGTTTTTCATCAAGTTTCTCTAGTCTGTCCATGACATTTTTCATATCATCTTTTAGTTCGTCTTTAGTAACATATTCTCTAGCTATTTCTTCTCTAGTTTTATTTAATAAAATATCTAGTCTTTTAGCTTCACTAGAGTTCTGTCTAATACTATAAAGTATTGGTCCTAGAACTAATGTTATTATTGCGTTCCAAATAATGTATGAAGATAATTCCATATTAGCCCACCTGTTTAGTTTGAATTGTTGGTGTAACTAACTCAGCTATAGTTGCATCAAGATTAGCTTTCATTTCTGTAATTCTATCTTCGCCTATAGCTGTTTCAACCCAACCTTGTACATCACTTACAGTTAAGTCTGCAAAAGCTATAAAGTCTGATAAGTCTGAAGTGTCTAAAGACTGTGTACCATATACTGACGTAGAAATAGGCACATCGTTACCAAAATCGTCTTTTACAGTATTAGCATCATCTTCAGCATTTAATCGCCAATGGACATTAAAGACAGTATCAGCGTTGCCGTCTATTTCTTTAACATCTACAGTGCTTACATTCCATGTGTAGGTTATTGCCATTTTTATTTTCCTTTGAGTTTGTTAATTAATTATTATACTGACTGCCAACTTGACCAAGAGCTTCCATTATCAGAACTGTACCTTGTGTGTATACTACCTGTAATACTTGTTGCTGTCTGAGTTATGTAAGTAGCACTCCCTCCTGTAGCTACTGTTCTTGATATTACATGCCACCAATTTGAACCTCCCGGATTATTGGAAGGTTGGAATCCACTTGTGCCTTCAAATATACCTCTATTATCAGATACATACGCTTCATCAAAATCTGTAAAAGGTATACCTTCTCTATTAACACCACCATTTACTACAGCAACAGCATCACCTGCATTTGAACCACCAGACATGTGAGATGTTGTACCAATAAATACATCGCCATCAGAAGCAATTCGCATTCTTTCTGATTGTCCGGTAGAGAAACCCATAGCATCATTAGCGGAGTCGTAAAAAACACGACCTTGACCTGATTCACTTGCATCATCACTAAATCTTATTTGAGGAAATCCTGAAGAAGAACCAACAACACTTAGAATAGAAGTAGTTACAGATGTTGAGCCAATAGTCAAAGCGTTGCTTGGGCTTGTATTACCAATACCAACATTTCCAGAATTGTCAATTATCATACGTTCAGTACCACCAGTGTCAAAACGTATTTTATCTTCATCAGTGCTTTCTTCTACTTGAATCTTAGTATCACCATCAGCATCTTGAAAAGTTTCTTTTGCGACATTTACATTGTTAAAAATTATAGCTTCTACTTTAGAAGTATTTGGAGGAGCAGTACTAAATGTTAAGGTGCTTCCTGAAATTGAATAAGTATCTTTATGTTGTACAACACCATCAATAGTTACAAAAGTTTGGTTTTCTGAATCAGGAGTTGTACCTAAAGCTAAAGTAGTATCTGAGCCATCACCAGTCATAGTAGCAAGTACTGGAGCAACTCCAACAATACTACTAACTTTAAATTGAAAGACTTCAATAATTCTACTATTAAGAGGAGCTGTTGCAAAAGTTAATGTAGTTCCTGAAACAGAATAAACATTATCAGCTTGATAAACACCATCAATAAATACAATCAAACCATTTTCAGTAGCCATGTTTGTAGTCATTGTGAAAGCTGTTGTCGAGCCATCTCCAGTAAAAGTATCTTTAGCAAAGGAAGAACTACCTCCACCACCACTACCAGCAATAGCACCCCATTCACTTGTATAACCTTCAAAGTTACCAGTTGTAGTGTTATATCTAAATTGTCCTGCTGCTCCACTTGGTCTTTGAGCTGTAGTTCCTACTGGTACATGAATAGCATCTGTATTAGCACCAGCATCTATTGAAACTGCCGGTGAAGTTTTATTAACACCAATTCTGTTATTAGAAGTATCAACTTTTAAAACATTAGTATCTACTGCTAAGTCTCCAGAGAATGTACCTGTTGTACCTGAAACAGCACCTGAGAATGTACCTGTAGTAGCTGTAATTGCTGCAGTAACCAAATTAGCAGCAGCATAGCCAGTCGCAGTTGTATCTACAGTTACGGCAGGTTCTGTTTGCGTATCTGCAAATAATCTAAAAGTATTATCTGTAGAAGCATCATAATATAAACCTGCATATTTAGTTGTGCTTGATTCTACATATTTACCAAAGAATCCAAAGTCAGTTGCGTTTCCTGTATTAGCATTTGTAAGACCTGTAAAGTTATCATCCGATATTATTGCACCTGTTTGTGTAGTTGTACCTGTTACAGTTAAGTTTCCAGAGACTGTCAAGTTATTACCAATAGTTACATTGTTTGGTAAGCCATAAGTAATTGTTCCAGAACTTTCTGCTACTTCTATTTCGTTAGAAGTTCCTGCAAAAGTTATAGTTCCTCCCGGAGCTATTGCAGTTGAATTAGAACCATCTGATACTGTAGCTACATTGCCTACTGCTAAATCAATAGTACCGTCACTATCTTGATATGTTGCAGTAATACCTGTTTCAGTGTTAGAACTAAACATAGCTCCAACTGTATCTTGAACAACTTCTGTTAAATCTATGTTCGCAGTACCATCAAAAGATACACCGTGAATAGTTCGAGCATTTTCTAAAGCTGTGGCAGTAGCTGCATTACCTGTAATGTCACCAGAAGTTAAAGCAAGTGTACCTGCTGTAGCAGGAAGAGTTATAGTATGATTACCACTAAAACTTCCGTGAGCCGGTGCTTGTAATCTTGCGTAATGAGCATTTGAAGACTCACAATAAAAATCTATGTATGATTGTGTACCACCATTTTTAATAGAGATAGCACCTTGAGATATAACAATTCCATTTGTAGAACCACCACCAGCTAATAGTGCACCAGTTGTTGTAATATTTCTTGTACCAGTAAAATCTTTATTACTATCAACTACAATAGCTTTAGAAGCTTCTACAGTTCCTGCTGTAGCTACATCGACATAATTTAATTCAGTTGTAGTTGCAGTAACCCCGTCAAGTAAATTTAATTCTGCAGTAGTGCTAGTAACACCATCTAGTATATTTAGTTCCGCTGCTGTGCTTGTTACACCATCTAATATATTAAGTTCGGCTGTAGTTGATGTAACACCATCTAAAATATTTAATTCTGTTGCAGTTGACGTAACTCCATCAAGTATATTAAGTTCAGCAGTAGTTGCTGTAACTCCATCAAGAATATTTAACTCTGCTGTGCTTGATGTAACTCCATCAAGAATATTAAGCTCTGCAGTCGTAGAAGTTACTCCATCTAAAATATTAAGTTCTGCAGCAGTACTGGTTACTCCATCAAGAATATTAAGTTCAGCAGCAGTTGAAGTTACTGTAGTACCATCAAGAGCAAGAGTATCAATCTCAGCAGTACCATCAATAAATATGTTTCGCCATTGTTGTGAAGAACTACCTAAGTCATAAGTGTCATCATCATCAGGAATAATACTTGAATCTACATCAGCTCCAAAAACTACATTATCAGTAGCAGCATCACCCATAGTAATAGTACCACCATTAAACGTAGTAGTACCTGTAACTGTTAAATTACCACCTACATCTACATTACCTGTAGTAGTTATTGAGTCAGTAAAAGTATCTTTAAAACGTAATGACGTTGTTCCTAAATCTACATCACTATCTGTAACAGGAACAATAGCACCATCTTGTATTCTTAGTTGCTCTACTGCTGCAGAAGAAACTTCTACATAAAATCCTAATCTATTATTTGAACTATCAACTTCTATTTTATTTAAAAAGTCTAAGTCACCAATTTTAAATATATTACCACCTTGACCAGCAGTACCATCGTGTCTGTGTCCAGTAGAACTAGCACTACTAGACGAGTATGCAAAAGCATTTACTAATTGGTTATATTCATCATTAAACAAAGCTGCGGTAATAGTGTCACCGTCTGCAAAAGTACTTTGTCTTATATAAGCTTGTGCCATAATTATCTCCTACCTGAAGGTATAAAGTCTACATACAGTCCGTTTACTGTGTAGCTTGGTTTTGTATCATTACTAATTACTGTAAAATTGTTACTTGTACCACTGCCTTGCAACGGTACTCTTATCATTGGATTATTTTGTCCAGCAAATTTATTTGTATTAAATACTGCTTCACCAAATAAAGAAGGTGGATTTATAACTCCTAAGTCAAATAAATCAGTTGGTTGTGGTACATCTGAACTATTAAAATCAAATCTAATTTGTACGTCAGGTTCTACAATTCCTTCTGTTGCCATAGAAACCCTAAGATAATGTAGAGTTTTTAAAGTTCCTAAATCTCCATAATCATAATTTGGTGTAGTATATCTTGCTAAAATATTAGTGCCATCAAAGTCTGCACCACTGTCATGTAAATAAACATTGCCATTAGTATCACCATGATAATATTGTTCTACTCCATTATTATCAAAACCAGAACCAATAGCAGTAACTTCTAAGCCTCTAGTCTCTGACCATTCAAAACCATTAGGTCTTAATGTGCCAATAATTCCTCTTTGTGTACTATCAGCAGCTCCTATATTTGTATAAAATAAACGATACTGTGATTTCTCTCTTAATACTACGCTGTTAATTGTAAAAACATTTACACTTTCTGCTAAGTCACTGACAATATTTTGTATGTTACTACTAACAGTTCCTAACTCCACATCTCCAATTCTTGCTGTACCAGCTACTGTTCTTAATCCATCTGGTGCTAAAAATATCAAGTCACCAGCAATCTCTTGAATACTATGACCACTTAAACAACCTACGTTTTTAGTAACTGGTACTACAGCTATCGTGCTAGAATTGTTTATATTCTGTAGTTTAAATATTGAGTTTTCACAAAATATAAATAATTCGTCACGGAAACTTTTAATACCTTTTATTTGGTCTTCTAAAGCAATAGAGCCAGAACCAGTACTAGTAAAATCTGTTGGGTCTAAAGTACCACTAAAAAATACAGTATTTAAATTATCTTCAACTCCAGCAGCTATTAAATGTTTGTCGTGCACTGTTATGTATTCAACTCCTTTTGTGCCTGTAACAGTAATCTCTTCACCAAAAAATGTTCTTGTATTTAATGCACCTGTACCTTCCATTCTAAAAGCGTAAGGTTTATTAACTCCATCAGCAATAACTAATGTTCCATAATCTGATGTAGCACTTTCAAATAAAGCAAATTGACATTGTGCTTGATTAGTTCTAGTTAAAACTGAAAGAAGTTCAAAAGCTGTTTTACTTAAACCACTAGAAGAAACACTGCTTCTATTTATTTCCATCCAACTTGTGCCGGTTTGACTAAAGTAGATACTTGTACCTGCACAAACAACTACACCATCTGCATACGGTATTGCACCTAAAATAGTTGTTGAACTACCTGTAGGTTGCACTGCACTGTTACCACCAAACTTTGTAAAGCCATTAATACGTCTATAACCACCTTTAGTAGAAACTTCAAAGTTTCTTAACTCTGTTGCTACACCGGGAGTTTTAAGTAAATCAATAGCATTAGATGCAGTAACTAAACCTCCTGCACACGCTACGGTATATGGTTGACTTTTACTCATGTATTTAATTTATAAAATTTTAATAATTTATACCAATTTGGTTTTATATCTTCCCAAACAGGAAAGTTTTGTATTTGTAATTCTTTTCTTACTTTAACCATTGGTGTATCTAAATAGCTGTGCCA